GGCCGATGATACGGGTGCCCTAAAAACTTCAGGAAAGGCTTCTATGGAAGGGCGGTTGCAGGCTGCGGTAACTTTTGACGCGGGGTACGCAAGAAATTTAGAGCTGGGGATACCGACCGGCGACCGACCCCTAGCAGCAAGGCCATTTTTAATGCCGGCGGTAATGCAGGGTAAAAAACAGGTAAAAGTTATAATCGATAAAGAGCTGAAGAAATGAGCGTGGACGTTGGGCCGGGGTTAAGGGCAGCAATCGTGGGTGAAACCACGATAACCAGCCTGCTGTCTACTTATAAGGGTGCGCCTTCCGTCCACACTCGCCTACCCATCCCAGACGGTGTAGAGTTTCCGTATGTGGTAATCGGGCCTGATGTGGCCGTCACGGACTATGACGCCTTAACAGTCGACAGGCCGATTGTAGTACGAAACATTTACGTTTACGGCGTGGCGGGAAATGCACTGCAGGATGACTACAGAGAAGTCGAGCAGGTGGGGTATGCGTTAAGAACATTACTGCATCGAGAAAAAGATGCAATCGCGGTGACCGGGTACGATGTAGTGTCTATCGATATTTCAGGACCATTAAGCGCACCCACAAGTGATGAGAAAATTATTGGTAGATACGTGGTGGCCACGATTAGACTAAGGAGCACAGCATGACTATTTCGACTGGTAGTGGCGTACAGATTTTCATCGGCACGACTGTTGCTGCAGAAAACCTATCCCAGTTTTTGTCCGACAGCTACACGCTCATCGGCGAGACTGAAGATTTAGGCGAGTTTGGTGACGAAGCAGAGGAAGTAACCTTTGCGTCACTTGCTGACGGCCGACTACGGAAATTGAAAGGTGTTCGTAACGCAGGTACCATGGCACTAATTGTCGGGGATGACCCGGCCGATGCAGGCCAATCAGCGTTAATAGTGGCAGAAGCCAGCGTGCTCGACTACAACTTTAAAGTAGTGCTCAACGACCCGCTGACTGACGGCGGAACACCTTCAGAGCATTATTTTAGGGGCAAGGTTATGTCCAAGCGTTTAGCGGTGGGTACCGTTAACAACGTTTTGCGACGAACATTTAACATTGGTGTGAACTCGGCGATTATTGAAGTCGATCCTACTTAGTATTCACTAACAACCATTGAAGGCGGCTAAAATGGTTCAAGCTACACCGGGCGCGGGTGACGTAGATTTTGTGTTGGGCGACGATCTGATTGTATTGCGCCCAACACTTAAAGCAGCATTGAAGCTATCGACTAGGCCGGGAGGTCTGGCCGAATTAAGCCGAAAATGCCTGTCATTGGATATTGAAGCAATTTCCGACATTATGGTCGTTGCAACGGTTGAAGAAATATCGGGTAACTTGATGCAGCGAATATTTGAGGAAGGCGTTATCAATCTTGCAGGCCCGTGTGTTACCTTTATTAATAATCTCTCTAATGGCGGCAAGCCGTTTGAAGATAAAAGTGAGGGCGACGATAAAGACGGCCCTTTGGCGAAAAGCTAACGATCGACCAGTATTATCGAGAGTTAGCGAAATACGCTATGGGGTGGCTAGGGTGGACAGAACGGGACGCGCTAAGCACTGACGTAAACAGTATTTTGTTAGCTATGGAAGGCAAAAGCGAAATGCTCAATCCTTCCGCGCAAACAGACAAGCCTAACGCAAGTCTAATGGCCGCCAAGTTCAGATCTTTCAAACGAGATCACAACATATGGTGGGGGCGGCGAAATGGCTGACGGTGAAATTAAGGCGATAGTCACAGCCGATATCGCTCCTTTCGAAGCGAAACTGCGGCAAGCTAAAATACTTGCCGGCCGGTTCTACAAAGAAGTTAGCAAACCTGTAAAAATCGACGCTGATATTACGCAATTCCGTAATAAGATTAACGCTGCGCGTCGATTAGCGACGAATTTTAAAAAAGGCATTCGTAAAGCTGCGAAGTTTGATATCAGCACGACAAGCGCACGCACCAGCATTAGCCAGATATCCTCTGACGTTGAGCGGTTAAAGAAAAACATCCGAAGTGCCGTTAATATCGAAGTCAACATCGCTGGATTTAGAACGCAGCTGCGCAAAGTGCGCGAGATTGGCGACCGCTTTGTTAAGCAATATCGGCCCAAGCTAGAACTGCAGCTAGACCTGCAAAGCTTTCGCGAGCAGCTAAGGCAAGTTCGTACTGAAGCTGAAGGGCTGCGCCGAAATGTCAATGAAGCCACCGGCGCCCCGGCGGCCGCCAACGGCAATCAACAGGCCGCACAATCGGCCGATCGGCTATCACAGGCGCAAGAGCGTGTCTCGCAGAGTGCTAACCGGCAAACCGACGCCCTCAATAACGCCTCGACTGCCGCGCAACGTAACCAACGTGCTAATCAACAGGCTGCCCAAGCAACAAAGCGGTTTGATAATTTCGTGGGCGGTCTAGCAGATTCAGCCGCTTTAGTCACAGGGCCGCTGGGTGGCATAGCATCACGTATAAACGTGCTCGGACGTGCCGTGAGTGGCGGTACGGTGGCGATCGTAGGATTCGGTGTCGCCGTAACCGGGCTAGGCATTGTCCTTAATAAAGGCGCCAGAGAGGCTGAAAAGTTTCAGACCTCACAGCTAAGGCTTGAGGCTCAGGTTAGGGCTACGGGCCAAGCAGCGGGCGTCACAGCCGATGAGATCGTGGACTTTTCAAATAAACTCGGGCTGGCCACACTGGGTGATCCTTTAGAGATTCAACAAGTGGCGGCAAGGCTGTTAGCCTTCCGTGGATTATCGCGTGAAGTGTTTTTCGATGTGCTCACGTCTGCGCAAGATCTCGCTGAGCTGGGCTTTGGTAACCTCAACACAGCTGCCATAGCACTAGCGACTGCAGCCACAGAGCCCGAACGGGGGCTTAGTCGTCTTGAGCGGCAAAATATCAGGTTATCCCCTGCAATCAAAGACACGATCATTGCGCTATCCCAGCAAGGCGCCCGATTGCGTGCTCAAAAGATTTTGCTAGAGGAAGTGCAGAAAGCTACTGGCGGTGTCGCTAAGAGCGTGTCAGTAGGATTGTCAGGCGCTTTCGACACGGCCAATCAGCGGATTAGCGAGTTCTTTAAAACGGTTGGTGAAGAATCTGGTGCGCTCGACGGAGCGACTAACCTCGTTAATAAGTTTGCCGAATCGCTTGACGCGCTCACTCAAACTATTTCGAACATAGAGCCGTTATCGGGCCGTGCGGATTACGATGATTTACTGCAGAAGCGCCAACAGCTAGTTGACCGGCTTAAAAGTGATACTGCTAAAAACGACGCCGAGATCTTACGTAATCTGCAAGCGAATGTCGCAGAAATTGATGACGTGCTCGACGAAAAATACAGCGAGCTAGTTGCGCGTCAACGAAAGCTGCAGGAGCAGGTAAGTAATTCACAGCTACGGTCTAATTCGGTTCTACGTCGTAAGCAGATCGAGTCTCTGCAGAAAGTTCAAGAAGAATTGCGTAAATACGCTAAAGAATACACTCAGCTGCGTAATCAAGAGACGGGCCTACAGGAGTTAATAAAACGCCGTGACGAGCTGCGTGCGCAGTTTGGCGCGGGCGAGGGCGATACCACTAAAATCGAGGAGCAATTAAAACTACTCGATGGGCAAATCGCGGCAGCCGAAAAACGGCTAGAGGTACTGCAAGAGCAAAATAAGGCTGAAGAAGCCGCCGCCAGGGCTGCGTCCGATAGAGCGCAGGCCGAGCTGGATGCGCAGAATGCTGCGGAAAAAGCACGTCAACAGGCACTCGCCGAACAGAATCGATTAGAGTCCATACGCCGCGTGTCGTTACGTTCGCTTAAAGAGCAGAACGATATTCTGCAGCGTATAAATGCTCTCGAAGGTGTTAATGCGCTTAGCGCCCGTCAATACGCTGAAGAAAAGGAGCGCATTAGTCGTGAAGTTAGACTGGGGCTGACCGACTCTAAAGAAACTGCGGCGGTGTTGCAAAAGCAGTTAGACGTTGCTTTAAAAATCGGTAGCGCCGCTGAAATAAATTCTTTAACGCAACGACTCGCGGCCGCTAAAGCAAAAGAAGAATTGACCGAACGTGTCGCATTGAACCGCAAATTAATCGACATAGAGCGCGAGCGTGCGGCCCTCACGGCTCAACGTGAACAGGACGTTGAGGAACTGCAGAGTGTTGAGGCACAGATACGGGCGCAAGAAGAACTACTGCGCGTAGCCTATGCGTCCGAGGAAGCGAAAAAAGAGGCGCAAAAGCAAACAGAGGTCGATATCCGCTTGCAAGAACGCTTAGCGGAACTGGCCAAAGAGAATATCGAATTATCTCGCGCCCAGATTGAGGCCGAGCGTGCGTCTATAGCAACCCTTGTTGAAAGGGAGAGTCAACTTGAGAAGCTACAAGACGCGAATGAGAAGATCGAGGAGCAACAAAAAGAGGCTCTTGAGAATCAGAAGAAATTTCAAGAGACGGTTGCCTCTGGCTTCGCCGACATGCTGTTTGAAGTCGATAACTTCGAAGACGCAATCAAGCGGCTCATACTGCAGCTGTCAAAAGCAGCCGTCGAAGCGCGAGTGCTGGCGGCAATTCAATACGCTACTGGCACTGGTGACGGCACAATCGACGGGGGCAGCACAAGCGGAGGAATAGCTCAAATCCTTGGCAGTATCGGGAAGTCTGTATTCGGTAGTTTCCTTGGCGGTAGCAGCCCCTATAACGCTAGTGGCGACCCGGCAGCCGGCGTTATCGAAAGTCCTTATGTCGGCGTGCCAGTGGCGCACCAGGGCGGTATCGTGGGCCGTATGCCATCACTGCGCACAGTGGCCGCTAATGAGTTCATAGACGCGCCCAGGTACCATAACGGCTTACGCCAAAACGAGGTGCCTGCGATACTTGAGCGCGGCGAGGAAGTCGTACCTAAAGATCAAGTCGGGCGCAGAGATCGGGGTGATACGACAATTAACTTTAACGTGACGACACCGGACGCTAATTCGTTCAGGATGTCCCAGCGGCAATTATCGAATCGAGCTAAACGGGCGGTGATGAAGTGAGTAGATTTATTGACGCATATCTTGATGAGCAGGTACCGGGCTTCCCGTGCATTTCATCGCCTAGATGGTCGACCAATATTCAGATAGTCGATTCAGGTGTCGAACAGATTAGCCAAAGATGGGTTCACCCCCTACATACCTACGCACTGCCCGATGCAATACGCGAACACGCAACGTTTAACGCGGTGCACAAGCATTGGATGGTCATGCGCGGGCCGGCATATACCTTCCCGTTTCGCGATCCTTTAGATTTTGCCAGCGTCGATTTAGAGCTACCCAATGTCGAGCCCACACTATCAAGGACCGATCAGATTATTGGGACGGGCGATGGTATCAGCAAAGTGTTTCAGTTAACTAAAACGTATACTGTCGGCGCACAGAGCTATGCGCGAAATATCTATCACCCGGTAGTGAGTTCAGTTTTAATAGGCGTTAACGGTGAAGATCCGAATACCGCTTCGCCTAACTACGGATACTCAATCGATAGGGGCACCGGCGTAGTGACTTTTGAAGTAGCGCCCGATTCAGGAGACGTGATAACGGCAGGTTTTTACTATGATGTAGAGGTTAGGTTTGCTGACGATAATGCCTTTGACGGTATTGTTCGAACATACAATGTTAGCGGGTTCGCTGATATTGAATTAGCTGAAGTGAGGCCGTGTAGCTGATGGCGATACTATTTGCCGATAACTTTGATCGCTATAACGAAAACATGCTCGATATGCGGGATGTTTGGCGCGATATCGCGCAGAGTCAAGATACGGACCTTTACTGGCATGTCTCTACTGTGCGTGCAGCAACGGGTACTCAATCTGCCGGTCGAGGCGCACAAACTGAAGACGTAGCAAGGCTGAGGCGTTATATCGGCCAAAATCTTACAACAGTAGGGCTTGGCTTCAAACTATATCTGAGGAAACTGCCCACACGGTCCAGAGATTTTTTAGTAGCAGGATTCGAGGATCAGGATAACGGCGACAATATAGCGATATGCGTGGATGCCGTTGGGGCTATACGTATTCTCAGGGGGCACCATCATGGCGATCAAGAGGAGCCGGGTACGTTTTTATATACGACCAACCCGTTAGTGAAAACCGGCAGATGGCACCATTTCGAAATTAAAGTCTTTTTTGACGGCTCCGTAGGCTACGTTGTCTTACGGCTAGATGAAAAAGAAGTGGTCAACCTGCAAAACATTAATACGGTGGCTTCGCTGTCTGAAAAATATAGCTCTTCTGGTGAAAGTGCCGGTGTCGCTAATTGCGCGGCAGTTAGTTTTTTCATGGGCGCCAACAATATTTCCCGTGGTTTTGACGTTCCAGATACTTTTTTTAAATACGTCGATGACGTAATTCTTTGGGACACGACCGGCAGCTACAATAACGATTTTATGGGCGATCATCGCGTAGAGCACAAGTTAGTGACTGCTGATACCGCGCAAGCCGATTGGGGCGCCTTGAGCGGCAATGCTTTCGACAATATAAATGATTTGCCGCAATTGCAGCACGAGTCGTCTTTTATTTACGCCGGCACGCCCGGATCGCCTGATCTAGTATCTGAATTTGAAGTCGAAAATTTAACGGACACTACAGGTACCGTGGCAGCAGTTATAGCCGTTAATCACAGTAGGAAAGACACCAATACCGATGCCCCTAAAATACAAACGGGTATCGTATCGGGCGGTGCTGAGATTCGCGGCCCGCTAACAGAAGTTAACGGCGCGTACAATTATTATGAGGATGTGTTCGAAACTGATCCCAGCACCGGATTACCGTTTACACCAACCCAAGTAAATAATGTGAAACTGCAAATTAGTAGGGCTGAGTGATGGCGATACTGTGGATGGAGGGCTTTGACCCATACGGAACAAATAACCTACTTTTGACGAACGGTGAAAACTGGGCGTCTAACGACGATGATCGGTGGGAGACAGTCACGTCACAAGCTAGGACAGGGCAATATAGCACCTTTCGGGATGCGGTCGCCATTGATCGCAATGCACTAAGACGCATTCTGGGAAAGTCCGTTACGACCGTTGGCGTTGGTGTGGGGGTTTGGTTCACGGAGCTGCCTAAGTACAGTACAGATCACGTTCTTTACAGTCTCCACGATAGCGAAGGTCGCACTAATATTGGCTTACTGATTGAATCAACCGGGGCAATATCCGTCCTTCGCGGTCATGCAAATGATACGGGCCAGGAGGTTATTTTTGGGACCGTATTAGGCAGGACTGCCGTGCCGGCTATTAGGGCGAAGTGCTGGAATTACATCGAAGCAAAATATGTTTTCGACACAGTAAATGGTTCAGTTGAAGTTCGTGTGAATGGCGTAACAGTCCTAGCACTATCGGGGGTGGATACTGTTGCTAAAGCAAGCGACCATATATCTAGTAGCGACGAGGGTGACTGTAACGCAGAAGCGTCACGATTGGACTTTTATTTTGGAAGTAACACAGGCTCCTCTAATGCGCAGGTTGCGTTGCGCGATAGGTACATTGACGACGTTGTTGTTTGGGATGACAGCGGCAGTACGAATAATGATTTTTTAGGCGATATCCGCGTTAGACATTTAAAGCCTACCGCCGATACGGCACAAGCCGATTGGACGCCTTTAAGCGGTAGCGGGTTTAGCAACATAGACGATATGCCCGGCACCGATGACGGCACGACTTACGTTTCGGTCGGTGTACCGGGCTCACCGACTGAGCTTTCAAGTGAATTTGAATTAGACGATCTTGCCACCACTACCGGGCGTGTATTGGCCGTGAGCCCGGTCAGTCGCGTTAGAAAGACTGAAGCAGGTGTGGCCGCGTATCAGCACGGGATTATATCTGGCGCTACTGAAGAAATGGGCGCGGTTAAAACACTATCGGTCGACTACAACTATGTCGAAGATGTTATGCAAGTTAATCCGGACACGGGCAGTGAGTTTACTGCAGCCGAAGTTAATAGTTTAAAACTAAAAATTAATAGGGTGACGTAATGGCGCTTTTATGGTGTGAAGGTTTCGACCACTATGGCGGAGATAAGGATAAACTCGCCGAAGGCCCGTGGGCGCAGGTAGATACGTCGTTCTCCGAATTTACGATAGACCAAACGATTGTGCGTACTGGAAATAATTCGTTAAAACACGAACAGATTGTAAACGGTGTTGCGAAGATTGCCCGGCGTGTTTTAGGCGGGGAGAAAACCGGCGTGGGTGTCGGGTGCGCAGTTTATTATGATGCGCTACCGTCTCAAAATGATGAGTCCGTCATAGTGGATTTCAGGGACGCGGGCAACCGGCCGCTAATAAGTATCGTGTGTAATTCAACGGGCACGCTACAAGTGACGCGAGGCGATGGTGTTGACGGTACCGTGTTAGGAACTACAGCTACGCCGGTTATCGTCGCACAGGCTTTTCAACACATCGAAGTCCAAGTCGTGGTTAGCGCGACAGTGGGCGCAGTTGAAGTTCGTGTGAATGGCATTACACGTATAGCGCTTTCCAGTATTAACACAATAGCGTCAGCAAGCGAATTGAATGACTTCAGCACTAATGGAGAGACTAATGTTGCTCAGGTAGCTTTTTGCGGGGGCTGCAACACATTTAGCTTAAATAATTTAGGCAACATAAACGTCTATTGGGATGATGTTTACGCCTATGATTTTTTAGGGGCGTATAACAACACTTGGCTAGGCGATCGTCGAGTCTACACGCTGTATCCAAATAACGACACGGCTCAAGCGGATTGGACGGTTGTTGGTGCCCCCAACCCATACGAGGCGATCGACTCGCCGCTGAACGATTCAACCTATATCCGAGCGCCATTACCGGGCTCGCCAGATGAGCTAAGAAGTGATTTCGAATTAGATCCCTTACCGCAATCTACCGGTCTAGTGGCGGGTATAATGTTGACGCAAAGAGCCCGTAAAAACGAAGCCGGGGCGGCGGATATAAAATCGGGAATAATATCAGATGGTATCGAAGCCGAAGGTGTCGTACACCCAATTAACCCGGTATTTACTTATCACGATGACGTTTTTCAATTCGACCCGGCTACCGGTGGTGCCTTCACAACCGATGCGATAAACGCCCTTAAAGTTAAAACGAGTCGGATTTCATAATGGCAATTTATGTAGAAGATTTTTCCAGTGAAACGATAGGCGCGCAACCGTCTAACTGGACTAATCGTTGGCGTTTAACAGGCTCGACACTAACGACCATCGAAGATCCTAGCGGCGGTAGTCCGTCGGTCAAAGTAGCTCAGCTAGTTGATAATACTCTTAGTGTATCAAATCTTGCGCTATTTACATACGACCCGGTTATCTCTGATGCCGATCGGCAACAGGCGCATGTTTTAGTGAGAGTGCGCCCTGAAAGCGGTTCGCTTTTTCGCGTAATAGTTCGCGGTGGCGGTTCGGCAGGCGCAGAATCTGGCTACGTATTTGAAGTAGACTTTAGTTTTAGCGTTAAAACCGGGTTCTACATTTACAATGGGACTGGCGCAGATGATTCCGAATACGGTGGCGGCGATTTAAACCCAACTACGGTTAACGGCGAGTGGCATTGGGTTCGTGCCGTAGCCTACGACGATATCTATAAGCTAAAAGTTTGGCGTGAAGTAGAAGACGAGCCAGACTGGCAGTATTGGGTACGTGACGATCGCTATCAAACCGACTCGAACGCCGGGTGGATCGGGATAGCTGAAGCCGGCAACGGCCAATGCGACATTAGCCACGTCTTCATTGCGACCGATAAAGATGCCGCCGATCAGCCCACACTACCGACAACACAATATGGTGTTCGGACAACTAATTTTTTCGCGCAAGTAATCACAAAACACGATTCTGATGTCCAAGTGACTCAGAGTTTTTTGAAAACCGCAACGCAACTTGACGCTGAAGCGCAACTCGGCCAGACCGCGTTATTAGCACTGTGGGGCGCTGCGTCAGATTTTGCGCTCATCGCGCATAGTGCGGTATTAGTGCTCGGCACGGGAACGCCTTGCGTCACACGCTGGACGCAAATTTGGACTATTACCCGGATTGACGGCGTGGTGTATCGCTTTACGACATTAGATGTTGATTTCGAATATGGCGGCAACACATATTTAACGTGTGGTTCACTTGCCTCATCGGCGGCCGAGGCCACGGCCGATTTGCGACAGGTAGGTAACGTCGAGCTAAACGTGATAATTAATTCTAGTCATATTAAAGATCAAGATGTCTTAGCCGGCCTGTTAAGTGGGGCAACCGTAGAGGCGTTCACTGTGCCGTGGGATAGTAGCGATACGACAATGCCTACGCGAATAATTAGCGGTGAGATAGGGCGAATCGAAAAAGGCACCGTAGGTTTTAACGCAGAGATCGTCACGCCGGCTATCAGGGCGCAGCAGCAAAACATACTCGATGTTTATTCGCCGCAGTGCCGTTTTAGTTTGGGCGATAGCCGGTGTCAGGTGGACGTTGATGCGCTTGAAGTATCGGGAGCAGTGACGGGACTATTGCAAATTACCGCACCTAACGCCATACGTAAAAGAGGTTTCGTTGACACGTCTAGGGCAGAGGCAAGCGGGTATTTCGACTACGGACAAATTACGTTTACGAGTGGCGATAACAACGGGGTTACGCGGCAAATCGAAACGTTTGACGGGCAGACTTTCGTGCTCTGGGACATATTGCCGTACCGAGTACAAATCGGCGATACGTATACTGCTAAACCCGGCTGCGACAAAACCTTCGATACGTGCAAAACTAAGTACAGTAACGGCGACCGATACGGCGGGTTTCCGCATGTACCTGGATCTGACGCGCTACAAGCCATAACAACACGGCAATCGGAGGTCGATTAAAAATGAGATCCGAGATTATTCGTGCCGCTCGCGATTGGCTCGGCACGCCCTACGTGCATCAGGGCCGCTTGAAGCATGTAGGGGTCGATTGCGCGGGGGTGGTAATTGGCGTGGCGAAAGAGCTAGGTCTAGCCACAATTACAGAGGAACAACATAAACGAATGTCCCGATATAATCCGGTACCTAAACCGGCAATGATGCAGCGAGTATTATCGCAACATTTAGATCCAGTCGCGCCGGGTCAACAAAAACCAGGCGATGTGGCCTGGATGGCTTGGCGCAATGGTCGTGCGACTCACGTTGGAATACTAACGGATTTTTGCGACAAATCGGTGACGCTGGTACACGTTGATGCGTTCACCCGATATGTGGTTGAGCGTAGAACACCGTCTCTGGGTATACCTAAAGTCGTGGCGTATTATAAATTTCGCGGGGTAGGAGGATGAGTTTTGCGGATATAGGCGGGGTAATAGGGTCTATATGGGGGCCGATCGGGGCTGCGATAGGCTCCACCATCGGCAGCCTGATTGACATGCAGTTCATGGATGATATCGAAGGCCCGCGCCTTCAAGATATCAAATTTACAACATCAGCCTATGGCGCACCGATACCGCTTGTGTACGGCCCATCAAATCGCGTAGCAGGGCAAGTCATCTGGTGGGACGGAGTTACTGAAGTCGCCAATGAAGAAGACACCGGGGCTTTTGGCTTAGGTCCGACAATTACCACATACACGTATTTTTCGTCGATTGCGATCGCTTTTAACGATCGGCCAAGCAGCCAACTTAAACGGATATGGGCGAATAATGTCGTAATCTTTGATGCGTCCGCTAAAGACCCTGATGTACCTACGCCGACTATGAGCCCTACGCGAGGGCAGAAGTTTGTTAGGGTGTATAACCCAATTACCGAGGAAGATGTAATTTTTGAAAATGGCACCATCACTTTCCCGACTCCCGATTTCAACAACGTCTTTAGCTACTTGCGCTCTTTCGGGCCATCCGGGTATATGTCCGAAATGGAGTATGTAAGGTTTTACCCCGGCAGTGAGACGCAAGAGCCAGATCTTTTTATGGAAAGCGTGGAGGGTGTCGGCAATGTGCCTGCGTACAAAGGCGTATCCTACATAGTGATCAATAGACTTGCGCTGGCGTCTTTTGGTAACCGCATACCCAACATTGAAGTCGAGGTTGAGGCAGATGAAGAAATTTCCCTAGACGGCATGATGCAAGATTTACTTGGGCGGGCGGGTATCTCAGATACATCCTCCATATCGCTAACCGATTCTGTTTCAGGGGCGTTTTTTGCCAGGAACGCGGCGCTCACGGCGTTCTTGCCGCAGCTGCAGACTTTTTTTCGTTTTCACACAGTTCAACAGTTCGGCAGCATTCGTTTTATCAAAAGGCCCGAGTCGATGCAGGGCACGATCGGTCTCACTGATATGGGCGGTCGCGAAAGATCTACCGAACCTGCACAAAACGGGCCAATCGTATATAACATAGAGTCTGAAGCTGAATCGATCAACAGCGTGGCGCTTACTGCTCTTGATATCGGCAGAGACTATCAACGCAACACGCAGAAAGCGTTTAGGTCAGTAGGCCGAGCGGGCAATGAAGTAGCGCTCGAAATGGCGCTCTCGTTAACCGCAACCGAAATTCGCGAGACGGCCGAGCGCATACTGAAAGATGCTTGGTCGAGACAATGGCGGTTGCGTTTCAGCACATCTTCAGCCTATGCAAATTTGGCAGCCGGGTACACGCTCGGCGTACCGTACAATGACGAAGTGCTCCCTATCCTAATCACGCAAGTGACGATCGGCCGCAACGGCATTGTCGAAGTAGAGGGCACCTTTGAGGATACGAGCACGGAGGCAGTCTCCGTAATCGCTCAACCCGCGCCCGTGAGTTCTGTCAATAGAACGTTAGCTGTGTTTACGACCCTTCAGCTGCTCGACATACCCCTAATACTAACCGGCAATGAAGATTCAGGATTTTATTGGGCGATATCGGCCAACAATTTTTTTACCGGCGCGTCATTGCAGCGATCGATCGTAGCTTATGACTCGGATTACCTGAATATCGCAGAGGCCGGCCAGCAATCGTATATCGGTGACGTGGCTACGGCTTTGGCAGCCGGGACGGACGTTACCTTCGACCGGACTAACACGCTGACCGTCACTTTGCGCAATCCGTCCTTAATGTTATCGAGCCAGACCGAGCTTGCCGTGCTTAACGGCGCTAACTTAGCATGGTTAGGCCCGGAGAGCGGCATTGGCGGAGAGCTGATACAGTTTGTCGATGCGACTCTAGTGTCGAGCGGCGTGTATACGCTGTCAACATTGCTACGCGGCCGATACGGTACCGAAGCCAATATCGGCACGCATGGCGCTGATGAGGTGTTCGTACTAATTACGACTGCTACCATCGGCTCGCTGGACTTTGGCACAGCCGATTGGAATCTTACACGCTGGTACCGTGCGCTAGTCTCCGGGCAGGACGACTCGGTGACCTACCTGTATGAGTTCGCAAATACGGGCGTGCGCGCTAAGCCCCTGTCGCCCGTCCACATCAAAGGTTCGCGTGACGGTAGCAATGATCTTACCATTAGCTGGATTCGCCGCTCACGGGGCACCAGGACGTATCTGGGCGGGGGTACGGTACCTTTGAATGAAGTAACCGAATCCTATGAGGTCGATATCATGTCAGGCGTATCGGTATTGCGTACAATATCCATATCATCGGAGTCCGCGACATATACTGCCGCACAGCAAACTACGGACGGGCTCACGCCGGGTGATCTTGTCGATGTAAACATCTATCAGATATCGGATACTCGTGGTCGCGGGTTTCCAGGGAGCGCTACCGTATGACTACCAGTGCAAAATTAGGGATACCGTATATCGCGAGTAGCCAATCTCAGCCGGAAGTCACGCACAATGATGCCATTGCGATGATACAGGTATTGTTGGCGCGGGGCGTTCTACAGCGTGGGCTGAACACACCCCCCTCAACACCGATAAACGGCGATGCATATATCGTGGGTACCTCACCGACCGGCATATGGGTAGGTAAAGATAACTGTATCGCAGCCTACTACCAGGACCAGTGGTACTACGTGCCGGGATTTGATTCAAGCGGCACGCAGATCACGATGGGATCGGATCAAATCGGTTTGATGGTCTATTCAATATCCGAATCGGATTTTTACGTGTGGGCTGAAGACGGCGGTTCACCTTCGACTTTCAGCTGGCAAGCGTCCGGTTTCGGTGGCGCTACCGCCGGCGTGGATGTCGAGGAGGATACGGTTTCCGTATTAGCGAATGCCACGATTTTGGATTTTGGCGGAGCCGGCGTTAGTGTTGTGGATGCAGGCGGCGGCAGGGCCGCTATTACGATACCGGGCAGCAGCGGCATAAGTGGTATCGAAGTTAGCGACGGCGGTTCGCCCGAAGTGGTCACATCGGCGACGGCTATCGATTTCACAGGCGCAGGCGTGAGCGTTACTAATGCCGGTGGCGGCCGCGCTACGGTTGATATTCCGGGCGGCGG